GCAATCACTCTAACAAATAATATAATGAGTAAGGGTGGGCTGTTAACTGGGATACTTAGAACTGACCAGAACTTGACGCAAGAGCAAATGCGAGAAGTAAAAACAAGATTTGATGAAAATATGCTGGTATAAATAATTCTGGTGGTGTTATGGTTGCAGGTCACGGTATAGAGTGGCAAAAGATAGGACTTTCGCCTTCAGACTTCTCGGCACTTGACTTGATGAAAATAACAATTGAAGGCGTTTCTATTGCTTTTGGAGTTCCGAAAATATACTTAATGGATACAGAATCGGTGGATTATGCAAATTCAAAGACTCAGGAAAGGATGTTTTACCAGATAACGATTAAGCCGAAAGCAGATAGGATTGCAGACCGAATAAATAGATTTGTTTTACCTTTAATGGGTTATGAAGATTATGAGTTTTATTTTGATTGGGAAAGTGTAGAAGCGTTGCAACCTGATAAATTATTGCAAGCTCAAGTGGACGAGGTAAACGTAAGAAGTGGGATAAGACTCATAAATGAAATTAGAATTCGGGATAATCTACCTGAAACAGATTACGGTTGGAATTGGTACGGTTCAGCAATGAATGTTCCTCTTGGAAGTTACAAGCCTGAGAAGCAACAAGATGAAGTGACAATTAAATTAAAAAGTTTAGTTGAACACAAAAAGAAAGAATTAACGAAAGATAATTTTTGGAAATCGTTTATAGCTAAAACAGAACCAGAAGAGAAAAGACTAATCAAAGAGATAAACAAATGGTTAAACGAATTAAAAAAAGATTTAATTGATTATATTGAGAGCGGACAGACTAATTTAGAAGCTGAAGCACCTTTAACGAAATCCTTTAACTTTGATTCTTTTGAAAAGAAGTTGATAAAAATGCTTAAGCCCTTTGAGATAGCTTTTATGCAACAAAGGGGAGATGAAATAGGTGCAATGCTTGGAATTTCTTTTGATTTGCAAAGACCAGAAATTATGACTTGGTTGGATTGGAAACTTGAAAATTCTGCAAGCGAGATAATCAGAGCCACAAGAGAGGCAGTAGAAGAAAGATTAAGAGAAGGGCTTGAAGAGGGAGAGGGGATACCCCAATTAGCTGATAGAATTAGAGATTTATTTGAAGAAACATATAAACATAGAGCTGAAACAATTTCAAGAACAGAAGTTATTTCAGCTAATAATAAGGCTTCTTTAGAGGCTATGAGGCAGGCTGGAATAAAAACAAAGACTTGGTTAACAGCAATTGATGAGAGAACAAGAGAAGCGCACATTATAGCGGATGGACAACAAGTCGGAATAGATGAGAAATTTAAAGTTGGTGGTGAAGAATTAGAATTTCCAGGAGACCCGAACGGAAGCCCTGAGAATATAATAAATTGTAGATGTACCATAATTTGGGAGGGATAGATGGAAAAACAAAAGATTTTTATAGGTGAAATTAAAGAAGTAAGCGACAGCGATATGATTATCTCTCATACTATTACCAAAAAAGTAGTAGATAGGGATGGCGAGGTGGTGTTACCTACAGGGATGAAAGCGGAAAACTTTTTGAAAAACCCTGTTGTGCTTTTTGCTCACGATTACAAAAGACCAGCCATAGGCAAATGTTTACAATTAACAGTAAGCGAAAATGAAGTTGTTGCTAAAACACAATTTGCTGAAACAGAATTAGGAAAAGAGCTGTACTATTTATATAAGGAAGGTTTTATGCAGGCTTGGAGTATAGGCTTTGCTTCTATAAAGGAAACAGATGATAAAATATTTGAAGAGCAGAGAGGGAGAACATTTGAGGAGTGGGAACTTTTTGAATATTCGGCCGTTCCCGTTCCAGCAAATCCAGAAGCCTTGACTTTAGCGCGTAGCAAGGGACTTAAAACTGAAGAAGTGGAAAAAATCTTAAAACCTGAACCAGATATAACAGAGAATTATATAAGAATTAGAGTTGAAGACCCTGATAAATTTGTTGATAGTTCCTTTAGAACGATAGTTATTTCAAAAGAAAAAGGGATAAAGGCAGTAATAGGAAAGTATAAGTCAGACCCTAACGGCTCAACTCACGTTCAAAGCTACCTTTTCGACAAGGATAAATGGACAGTAGCGGAAGCTGAAGCGTGGGTAAGAGATAATAAAGATGTAGAAGAAGTTGAAGAAAAGAGTGGTCGTGTTATAAGTGAAGCAAATAGAACAAAAATACAAGAAACATTAGTATTGCTTAAGAAGGTTCAAGAGGCCTTAACAGAATTACTTGAACTTTCTGAACCCAATACGGAATCTTTAGATTCTGGGGAAAAGAAAGTAAAGGAACTTCTTATAGGGCTCAGGAACTTGTTAAATAATAAATAAATAAAATAATGAGGAGAGAAAAATGGACGAAGTAGAGAATTTAAAAAAAGAAATTGTTGACGCAACTACTCAAGCTGCAGTAAAAAGAGTAGAGGAAGAATCAGAAAAGCTAAAAGCAAGCTTTCATTCAGAATTGCAGGCTTTTGCTGATTCTATTGAAAAAGACTTAACGGTGGTTTTGGAAGAATTGATGCACAGGATAGGAAAGAAATGGATGTCCTTGTCGGTGCATATTTCGCAAAGGAAATCTGCCATCAGAAAGTAGTAAACAAGGCGTGGGATGCCACAACTTCAGGAGGGGCAAGTGAGTTAATCCCTTCTGAAATAGCTACAAGGCTTGTTGAAAAGTTAACCACCTATTCACTATTAAGACAAAATTGTACAATATATCCAGACGATAAGGGAACGATATTCGGAGAGGGTTCAGCTGCAACAGCTTCAAGAATTGCCGTAAGAGGCAATACTTCAAATGAGACTACTCCCTCTTATACTCCAGTGACTTATGCGACAGTAGGTATGCAGGCTTGGCTTGGTGTAGATAATAAGGTCGTAAGAGAAAGCCCTTTGAGAGTTTTTGACTGGGTAACTGATATTTTAGTTAAAGCCATTGCTGCAAAAGAATATGTAGAGTTTATCACAGGAACGGGAACGAATGAATTTAAAGGACTTGATAACTTAAGCATTACTGCTTTGACTGCCGCTTCTACACACACATCTATTGATAAATTGAATAAAAGCGATGCCGAAAATTGGTATAGAGCTTTACCTCAAGCTTACAGAATGCTTGGTAAAAATATATATGTAATTGGAACTTCAACTTTGGCTGCACAGCTTGCAAGTCTTAATACTACAGGATACGAAGTTTGGAATTATCTTGTACAACCCGAAAAATGGCACGGATATCCTTTCTGGGAACACGCTTCTGTTACATCTTCAGGAACAGATCATCCAGTAGGATATTTTGGAGATTTGAGTTATTATTACATTTTTGATAAACTTGGACTTATGATTAAATCTACAGACCAGGGTAAAACTGCTATGCTTGCTGACCAGACAATTGTGATGGTATATAATGAAACCTATGGCAATACTCCTTTGACTGATGCCTTCAGGTCATTGAAATTAGCAGGGTCATAAATAAATGGGGGGGTAAGTCCCCCCTTAGGAGGTTTTAAATGGGACACGAATATATTTTAAATCCGAGAATTTGCAATAAGATTCAGGAGTTTGTAAGCGGTATTGCAACTCCTATTACGGCTTGTTTTCACGGAGCCGTGAAACAATGGTCTGCTACTGAAGCAGTTGCTGCCGATGCAGATGGAGTTCACGGAGAGATAACTTTGGGAGCTTCTGCTCAGACAATTACAGATGACATTACTAACCCACCCTGTGCAAGAAATATTACTATTACCTGCACAAAAGCCAGTGAAGGCAGTACTATGTCGGGAGATGTCGTTATTACAGGAACGAATATTTTTGGTGAAGTTATTACGGATACCATAGCAGAGGGAGTAGATGGATTACACGAGGGAACCAAAGCATTCAAGACCGTAACAAGTATTTTAGTTCCTGCACAGACTAATGCAGGAGACAAGCTTAAAATTGGTTTTGGCGATAAACTCGGACTTCCTTTTTATCTAAATTATGCAGACCAAGTAATTCAGTGTTCATTAAACAATGTTATTGAAGCTACGAGGGCAACAGTTGTGGCTGATGTTGACGAAATTGAGAAAAACACTATAGATTTAAATTCAGCACTTAACGGAAGCGTAGTACGAGCCTATATAATGGTCTATGAAGAATATGAGTAAGGTTAAAGTCTTAAAACCCATTGCAGAACTTATTGATGGGGCTATAAAGGAATTTGAAATTGGAGAGGAAATTACTCTTGAAGAAGAGAGGGCTCAAGCACTCGCAAAAGCAGGACTTGTTGAAATCATTGAAGAGAAAACTGAAGAGAAATCCATTGAAGAACCACCTAAAGATAAGATGGTTCATAAGACTAAAAATAAATAACGGGAGGCACTGAATGTATATAACCTGGGCAAAGTTTCAAAAATTATTTCCAAACGTGAATGTAGATGAAGACACATTTGATATTTTAAACGAGGTAGCGGAAGATTTAATTTATAACTATGTGGGAAAGAAAATTTCAAGTCCTAAAAATGATGTTAGTTTCGCTGCAGGGATTATTATTCAACATATCAGGGCTCTGGGTCTTCAGCCACAAGATAAGAATCCATTCAGTGCCGCAGGTATTTCTTCTACTCCAAAAGATTTTAACGAATTTATCCCAGCTTTAGCACGAGAGATTTTAGATAGGTACAGGGAGTTAATGTGAGCTGGTCTGCTGAATGGAAGCCACCTTTAAATAGCCAAATGAACGCTTTGAAGGAAAAGATACACGCCAGAACAATGAGGGCTTTATTACAATGTGGATACAAGATTCAAGGGGACGCTCAAAAGTTAGTTCCTGTTGATACAGGACGCTTAAAGACTTCTATTAGCGTAAAGATGGAAAATGAAATTGTTTATATAGGAACTAATGTTTTTTATGGAAAATATGTTGAATATGGAACGGGTATTTATGCGGAAAGTGGACAAGGAAGGCAGACTCCCTGGGTTTATTATGCGCCTTATGGGAAATATCAGGGCTTTCACTGGACGCAAGGACAGAGTCCATCTCCCTGGTTAAGACCTGCATTTATTATGAACAAAGAATGGGTCAAAGATTATTTAATAAAGTCTATTAAGGGGTTATAATGGAACTTGGAAATTATATTTTAGAAGAGATAAAAACTTATATCCTGCAGATTTACCAGGTACAGGACATACGAATGAAACACCTTTCGTATTTGTGAAATTCACTTCAGATATTTATAAAGTTGGATATAAAGGAATTTTGCAACTCTGGATAGTAGGTAAAGAAGAAGTTGATGTAAAAAATATCCTAAATAATATCCAAGAACATTTGAATCTTAAAAACTTTACAGAATGGTATATACAAAGGATAGAATATACGAAGCCAATAATAAATCATTTGACAGATGACCGATGGCTTCAGGAAATAACAGCAACAATTATTTATGAGGAGGTTTAAATGGCAGCAACTGAATTGACAGTGCAAACGATGACTTCGGCAGGGCTTGAAGCGACTTTTACGGCAGCCAATGCTGATGGAAACTTTTTTGAAAATAATGGAAGGACTTTTATTTGGATAAAGAACGGCGATGTATCAGACCATAGCATAGTAATTGATTCTCCAGGAGCTTGCGACCAGGGCTTTTATCACGACGTAACGGTCGTTGTCGCTGCTGGAGAAGAAAGACTTATCGGTCCTTTCACAACCGCAAGATTTAATGACCAGACAGGGAATGTAAATGTAACTTATTCAGCAGTCACTTCTGTGACAATTGCTGTAGTTAAATTTGGTTAGGAGGTATAAATGGCAAAAGTTTTTGGAATTGCAAGTAATTCTGGGCTTACAGGTTTTTCGGGCGCAATAGTTGGAGTTTTCACGGTGAGCGCCGATGGAGACACTAAAGTCTTGAGAGGGAATCCTTCATCAGAGATTGCGGACATAAGATTCTTAAAAAATGCAACAGTCCTTACGATAGACATCGTAGGATTTGAAGGTTCAGCTGACCCCGAAACCTTAGTTGGAACAGACTTGACAGTAAGTATTGGAGGTGAAGGGGGAGGAGGAGGTGTTTCTTCTTTTGTAGGAACGGTAATAGCTGCAAAGATAACAGGTAATTACGATAACTGGTGGACTGCTTCAATAACGATGTCTAAAAAGCCAACACCATAAGAATAATAGGTGAATTATGGATATAAAAACTGCAAAGGAAATTTACGACCTTACTGGGAAGAATCCTATCTTTGAAATTGATGACCCGAAAAAGTCAGACCCTTTAGTTTGGAAAGCCTTGATTTGGAAATATAGACAGTCTTCAAATCCTGAAGTAAAATTTGACGAAGTGAAAGACTTTGATATAGAGGAGATGATAGCCGCTTATCGCCACTTTTTTCCAAAAAAGAATAAATGGGACGACTTCGTAAGCGGAATTTATGCAAGCTTCTTTAATTCTGGTTGGACAAAAAAGGATATTGATGAAGCAGACATTAACCTATTGGTTAAAATTCTCAAAAAGTTGAGAGGCGAGGAAGAAATTGAGATTGATGAGGAAACTGTTGAGGAAGCAAGAAGGAGGGTAGAGGAATGGCAAATGAAGAACTCTGGTTAACGTTAAGAGCTGATATTGAAGACATTAAAGGAAAATTGAATGAAGTTACAATGCACTCTAATGCCACAGCGAATTCGATGAGTTCAACTTTTACAACTGCAGCGAAACAAATTGCAGGAGTTCTTGGAGCTGCCTTTTCAACAAGGCAAATAGTTAATTTTGCAAAACAATCAATTAATGCTTTTGCGGAAACTGAATACTCAGCGATGGCTCTCGATAATGTTCTTAAGAATTTAGGCGTTTCTGATAAGGGTATAAATTCTATAGAAAGTGCAATAGAACAACTTGAAAAGTTAAGTTCTTTTGATGACTCAGAAATAAGAAGTGCCCTCTCTAATACTGTAGTTCAACTTGGCGATGTAGATATGTCGTTAAAGGTAGTTAATGTAGCGATGGAAGTAGCAAGAGCGAAAAACATCAGTTTAGCCGATGCAACTCAAAAACTTTCATTAGGACTTTTAGGCAATACAAGAGGACTTAAAGATTTAGGTATAAATGTAAAAGATTTTGGAGAAGCCGCAAGTCTAACCGCTACAGATAAATTAGAGATTTTAAATACAGTAATGGGAAAAGTCGGCGGTTCTATGACTGATTTTGGAGAAACGGTAAAAGGAGTTCAGGCGGCGTCTATTACTGCTTTTGGAAACCTGAAAGAAGAAATTGGCGAAGACCTTAGCGGTATTGTAAAATATCTAACGAGTTTTACTACTGGATTTGTAGAATCAATAACAATACCTTTAGCACTTACAGATGAATTTGCAACAAGCCTTGATGATGCACAAAGTGCAGGAAGAACATTAGCAAAAGTCGGATTACAAATTGGACAAGGCTTTAGTCTTGCTGGGAATTTTATAGCCACCACCGCCTTTGCTATCAGGCATTTTGGGGATGTCATCAAAGGGAATACAGATATTGGAGACATCATAACAGAGCAGTGGAATGATTGGAAAACTCATTGGGATAAGGTATGGGAAGAGTATAACAAAGCACCTGAAGAGAACGCTAAAAATACAAGTAAAACAGTTCAAGATTTAATTGCGAACCTTGAAGGATTGCTCAAGAATTTTGGGGGCACATTGACAGATTTTTCAAATACCGCTACAGATGCCTTCGAGCCTCTATGGAAACCCATAACTTTACAGGGCGGGAACTTACCAGAACTTGCAAGATTCGTAGGAAATCTCCGATATGCTCCCGTTGTTAAAAAGAAAATGGAAGTAGAGATAAATATAAACGTAAACGATAAGACAGGAACGAAGACAGGAACCACAGGAACGAAGACAGGAACGAAGACAGGAACGAATACTGGGGCTTTTTATGCACACCAGATGGCTATGCAACTTAAGAAGGAAATAGCCTATGAATCTCACGGAACGGGAGGTGGATAATGGCGAAATCCTTCGATGGCAGTGAAAATTATACAACAGGCGCGGTTGTAATAACAGACTCGCAAGAAATACCTAATTTCGTAACTGATATTGCACAAGGACTTAATGGCTCAATAGGATTCATATTTAAATCTTATGAAAGGCAAATAGTCGTAGAGTTCAGAAGTCAAACCTCGTTAAACAACTTCCTTTCTTCAGTGGCTTCAAATAATGCAGAAATTCAATATGATTCAAAAACTTATTTAGTAAAAGATATTTCATTGGTAGAACATTTTGATTCAAAACTTCCAGTATGGACTTATTCAATAACTTTATATAGGGATGGAAATGTATAAGCAAATAATTCCCACGGATATTTTAATTGCCCCTGATAATATTTTAGGTGGAGTCGAGGGAGATAATATTGCAAGACCTCTTTCACAACAGGGAATTACGGAAAAAAGGGTCTTATTGAATTTAACTTATGGCGGAAATATGTTTGGAAGAGGATATGCAGCAGCTACTTTCTACGAACCCAATGCTACAGCAATGGCTGTTACGCCTTCTATAACTTTAGGTTTTGATTCTGGACTCTGGCTGATTGGAGTAAATAATAGTATAAAATTTAAGGGCTATATGACTGATGTTTCTTCTCAAAGGGCACAAGGGGGAAGTATAAGAACTTATACCTTTACAGATGTTCTACAGGGTTGGGATGTATTACTAACTAATAAAATTTATCCTCCAAGCGAAAACGCCACTTATACCGTTCACAACTTATTAAATGATATAGTCTACAATGCAATTCAGGTAAGTGGAATTCAATTAAAGGGGGCTCACGTACCAAATAATTCTACACTGCTTACCTCTTTGTATGAAGAAGGTTATTATTCAATAACCAATTCTACCTATTTAGCTGAGATTCAGAAAATCTGTCAGGATTTAGGTTATTTAGTTTTCTGCGACCCTGCTTTTGGAAATGTAACTATTTTAGACCCATTCAATATTGAAAGAAGTGTATTGGGTTTAAATTCAAAAGATTTAGGTATAATTGATGCTTCATTTTCTACGGATTATTTGTCTATGGCTTCAACTGTTTTAGTTAATGATGATGTGAGTCTTAAAGGTGTGGCTCACGGATATTTAGGCACTGGAAGTCATTACAATTCAGGTGTGTATAATCTGACAAGAATAAACAATTTAGCTTTTGCAACAACTTTTGGAGTCAAGGAAGATAAACTCGGAGATATAGCGGAATTGATTTATAAAATAGGGAAAAATCAATCAAGAGTATTAAGCATTACCAAAGCTGGCGATGAAATTTCTAATCTTTGTTTAGGTTCTACGATAAACTGGGCTGACTCTAAAGGCGGGACTGGAAACTATACGGTTTGCGAATATGAAACAACTATATCAAGAACTGAATATAAGACAATTTTTAAGGCGTTTGTGAGCTTATGAAAAAACAAGCTGAAAGACTTATACAGACTGCAATACATTCAAATCCTCAGATAGTTATAATGGGAACTGTAGCGGATGCTTCTGGCGATATTACAATCGATTGGAAACTTCTCATAGTGTAGTCTTTATTTCAAAACCTATTATTTTAAGTCTTTATCCTGATGAAGTTCCAAATACTGAGACAGCACAACCTATTTGCTTTCATACCGATTGGATTCTTGATGGAAGTTTTTATACTGGAATGAAAGTTCATTCGAATGGAAAAGGAACGAATATTCATTGGGCAGTGCAGGGGATAGCGAAAAAATGAGCTTAATGAATTCTGCGTGGCCTATGAGAGGTCACGATTCAAGAAATAGCGGACAGGCAACTATGGGGAGGGTTTTAAAAGAGCCTCATATCCTTTGGACTTATGATTCAGGTTCAGGGGTTCCTTTATTCGGCAGTCCAGTTGTGGATAAAAATGAAAATATTTATTTTTGCTTTGGAAATAATCTGTATATTGTGAATCATAAAGGAGTGCTTAAAAAAGCTATAACAAATTTAAAGTTGTACGGCTCTCCAGTTTTAGCTAATGATGGAACAATATACTGCACTGGATGGACGGAAATAAATAATAAACATAGGGCTATTTTTTATGCCTTATCTCCAGAAGGAAGCGTTAAATGGTCTTATCTTTTACCTTTAACGGGACTTGATATTGAGTTTTCTTATACCCCTTTTCCTATTGTTGATGAGGAAGGAATTATTTATACAAAAGCAGATTGTTATTACTATGCCTCATTTTTGTTTTTTATCCTAATGGTACTTTAAAGTATCGAGCTGATTATACAGGCGAGCACAATCCTTCTTATTTTGATGGAATTCTCTATGATGAGTATGCGTCAAATCTTCTCCGTGCATTAGACGCTGATAATGCAGAAATACTTTGGGAATTTCCTGAACTACAGAGTAATGTTAGATTTCCCGTTATTGCTTTAGATGGGACTGTTTATTTAGCAACGAGTTATAGACACTTTTATTCAGTAAGTCCTCCAGGGATAAAAATTGGGATAAAGAAAAAGTCATTTACTACACAGATGACCCTGTCGTAGATAATGATGGAAATGTTTATAGAAGTTGTTCAGCAAGCCAAATTGCCTATAAACCTGATGGAACCCAGATATGGGCTAGAACTAATGTGCTAGGATGGAACACTCTTGCACTTTCAGCAGATAAGTTGTTATATACATTCAGTGAGATAGATAATGTTACTTGTTTATGGGCTACAGATTTGAACAATGTTTATAAATGGAAAGTTTCTATTGATAAAGCTCCATCTGTCACTGACCATCTTGGATATATGGCAATAGGACAGACTGGAAATATCTATTTTGGAACGCTTGATGGTTGTCTTATTTGTATTGGAGACAATTTAGATTTACCAATACATCGTGCAATGTCTTTTAATCAATTTCAACGAAATTCAATGAGGAGGTAAAATGTTTAGAAAATTATTTAGAAGAAAACAATCCGTTCTAACAGCAAAAATTATTAGAAAAGATGGTACAGTAGTAAACCTCGGAGTTGTTGCAAAAGGAAAAAAAACAAAAAATGAAGTTAAAAAATTTTAACTTAGGAGGTTAAAATGGCTTATAACACAGTAATTACGAACTTGGGTATTGCGTGGGAAGTGGACGCAATAAACGAAAAAGGTGGAAACACTCTTTATGGTGGTTGGGGAACTGGGGCAGATGAAGCCGATGCTACAGATACAACTTTATCAACAGAAGTGGACAGCAGGGCTTCAGTAACGATTACACAGCCTTCAGCAGATACTTTGAAATATGTATGGACAAATACAGCGGGAGCTAATGAGACTATAACTAACTGCGGAATTTTTACTGCAAGCACAGAAGGGACTTTGCTATATTTTGCAAACTTTGCAGGTGTAGCTCTTAACTCTGGCGATAAAATTGAATTTACATTAACAGACCAGATTACCTGATATGGCTTACACTTACAGAGTAGCAAAGCCTTATAACAATAGGGCTGATTTCCTTGCTGATATTTGGACTGATTTAGAATCTATGGGCTGGAGTTTACACGATGACCAATCTGGTTCAAGTTATAGGGTCTATAAATCAAATGGTGAAAATTCAGACAGAATTTATGAGTATGCGAAAATAGATTATGCGACTGCAAATACGATTAAAATTTATGCTTATGCTTGGTGGAATAATTCAACTCACGCAGGTTCAAGTGCGGCATATGATTATACTTCTCTAACAACTTCAGAAACGGGTTTTACTGGCTGGATATATGGAAGTAAAAATTTTGTGGCCTTAATGACTAAAATAGGTTCAACTTATTACAGAACGGGTTTTGGACATTTTGATACCAAATTTCTAACCGTGGAAACCGATTTAACCGCACAGGCAACCTCTGGAGCGCATAAGTCTTTGACTGTTACCTCTACGACTGGGTTTATCGTAGGTGCTTATTATCAAATTTTAGGCAGTCAGGGAGAAGGGCGAGATAAACTACAAATTGAATCTATTACGGATTCAACTCATTTAGTTGTTGTTAATCTACCAAGAACATATAATACAGGCGCAAGAATAGGTCAGATTCCTTCAACTTTTGGGTATTGGAATGGGGGTAATACCTTTTTTCTAACCTGTGAATTGGCTGTTTTCTGGAACGAGCACTTGTAGTTCAGATGGGTCTTGTTTTTAAATAATCCTTTATTAAATATTTCTTATGTTGACCCGAATGCAAGAGATGCTGATTTCTATTATTTACAACCACTTATGGCACTTGAATATCCAACTCTTGGCTTTGCCTTTTATAATCAAAATTATTTCTTATTTCCTCCTCTTGGTGCTACTGAAGATGTTTTTTATGTTGGTCTTCAGGATTCAGGGACTGCAGAAAGTGGAGATGCCACAACTTTGACCGATACAAATAAGTCTTGGACTACGAATCAGTGGGCTGGTAAAGTCTTAGTAATCACCGCAGGCAGCA